CCAAGAGTACCATTGCATCAGTTCTTGAAAAGAAGAGCGTCAAGGTAAACCCTGATTGGATTACCATTGGCGAAGGACAGAATCCAGAGCAAGCAGTAGATACATTCTTGAAGGAGTATCCACAATTTGCTGGGGAATCAACTCAATCGTCTACTCAGAAACCCATGAGTACTGAAAAGAAGAACACTAATGTTCCTTCTAACATCAGCCCTGATTACAGTGCTGAAAAAGGTGACCCTATAGCACGAGCAAAGAGCCGTGAGAACTATAGATCACTATTAAGAAGTAAATAACGGAGTTTATAATGTCTATTTCAAATAGTACTACACTTAATGATCTCGTAGGTGAGATCGTTTCCAACGAAGCACAAAGCGCAGCTTACGCTAATCGCATTGCTCGTAATATCGTACGTTCAACTCAGATACCTGAAGGTGCTGGATCAATCGTAATACCAAGATTCCAAAAGCTTGAAGCTGCTGGCCTTACTGAAGGTACAGTTGTTGGATCTACTGCATGGAGCACTGATGGAGTTACACTTACACCTGCTGAACGTGGTGTGTACGTGCAGATTTCTAAGAGAGCACTTTATGCTGATCCATATAGTGATCTTGCTCCTTATGGAGAACAAATCGGTAGAGCTTTAGCTAACGATGAAGATGAACAGATCTTTGCTAACATTAGTGGTGGATTTTCTACTACTGTTGCTTCAGGCACATGGGCTGCTGGCGCTAAGGATTCGTTCCTTTCTGCTATCGCTAGTCTTGAAGGCTTGAATGCTCCAGGTCCTTACTACGGTGTATTCCACCCACAAGTTTGGGCAGATCTACGTTCTGCACTCGGAGAAGCTGATACATATGCTACTCCTGGTACACAAATCGTAGAAGGTTTCGGTGAAGGTAAGACTAACCAGAATGGTTATGTTGGATCTCCTTTCGGAGTACCATGTTTCATCTCTACTCTAATGCCATCTAATGGTTCTGAGTATATCAATGCAATCATGGCTAAGGAAGCGCTGGGTTATGGCTTTATGCAAGACCTAAGAGTTGATGTTGACGATAACATCACTGCTCGTGCTTTTGACCTAATGGGTTGGTATGGTGGAGATTCTGCTGTACTAGTAGCCGATTACGGTGTTGAGATTTATGCAATGAAATAAATTGCATCCTAGTGGAGGGCAATCCTGCTCTCCACTATCTTTTCCTTTGAGGTATAGATGTCTACTTACGTAACCCCTTCAGGTGCTTATAAATGTTATATTGAATCAGCTAAAGTTTATGCTGATAGCACCTTTGCATTAGTTCCATTTGATGGAAGTTCATTACCAAGCGGATTTTGGAATGGTATTGATCCTACCTCTGGTACGGATTTCTTCTTTTCTGATATGTCTGGTGTAGTAGCTTCGCATGACGTAATTCACTTTGATCATGCTAATAGTGGTCTACTATGTTGGATAAAGCTACCCGAAGTAAGTCAGACAGTTGATACTGAGTTCCTAATTCAATGGGGTTCTGGTAATATAATAGACTCTGGTGAAGATGCTTACAAAAATCTATACGGTGGAACTCATAATTGCAGATTAGCCTTAAATTTTCAACACTCAATAGATGGCAGTACATCATATTTTCAGAGTTCTGAATATGATAACAGCACAAATCAATCTTATCCACAAGTACCAACATACGTATCTGGTATCTTCGGTAGCGGTATGATTTGTGGTAGAAGCCTCAATATGCCTGACAGCGATGACTATAGTTTCGTAGCTGACAGTACAGATCAACCATTTACACTTATATCCTTGTATAACAAGATTGAAGACAATACAACTTTAGTTACTAAAGGAAATTACGAGTATAGTTTCAGAACAATGAAGCACAATGTACCATCTGCTAATAAGTATCATATAGGCATCGGTTATGATGATGGTAGTGCTGACCCAGATATGATCACTGCTACAACGACTGGTACATTCAGTACTGGATGGCAGCAAGCAATAGCAACCTACGATGGCTCCGCTACTTTCAGTGGAGTATCTATATATGTAGATGGAATTAGTCAGACACTTAAAAATAATACTAATAATACACACACATCAATGGTCAATACTGGTAGTAGTCTTTCTGTTGCACAACACCAGACAGCACAAAGTACCCCAAATTGGGCCCCAGCCTACGTAGACTACCTTATTATAATGGAGGGCGCTTTAAGTTCTGGTGAAGTAAGAACATTCTATGAGTTCTTAGATATTAGTGGAGTTACTTCAGTACAAATCTCTGGCGTTACAGACGTAGTAGAACCAGTTACCTATCTTCCAACAATCACAAGTCACCCTACAGCAGTATCAAAAAATGTAGGTGATCAAAATACATTTACAGTAGTAGCAAGTGGTGCAACCTCTTATCAATGGCAAAAAGATGGAACTAATATAGCAGGAGCAACATCTAGTACTTATTTTGATTCTTACGTTTATACTGATGATTCTGGTACATATAGAGTTGCCACCATTAATGAATGGGGAACAACTTATTCAAATGGTGCACTACTTACAGTGTTAGGTGGTGGAGCAGGCGATGCAGTATCAGGAATATATGGTGGATCACAATACTTTGTATCTGGTTATTTAGAGGCAGCGCTAGTAGCTGCTAATGATATTAATGTTCCTGTCCCAATGGGCGGAAGCGGAATGCCAAGTGAATTCTGGGATAATGTATATAGATCAGATGGTAAAGATATAGTTGTAACTAATCTTAGTGGAGTTCCATTTAGAAGAGAAATTGTACACTTTGATCCCGCCTCTCAAGAACTAGTAATGTGGGTTAGATTCCCAACAATATCTGCAACAGTAGATACAAGATTTTTAATACAATATGGTTCAAGCGAACTTAACTATGCAGAGGTTAATGTATTTGATGGGAACTATACAGGTGACTTTAATCATAGATTAGCGTGTCACTTTAGAGAATCTCCAAATGATTCGTCTAGTAGCGGACACATATTCTATGGTATTACTAGTGATGCTATTCCTGTTCCATCTCCATTACAATATAATGATTTAGGACAGATAGATAAGTCTCTTGAAATGAACTACACTCCAGCTGGAACATTAACTAATGCTTATACACCAGACGCAGCTGATTTCTCGTTCTTAACTAGTTCAGGAGATGCACCGTTTACTATTAGAACATGGATGCGTCCAAGATCTGGAAACAACTTTGATTGGGATGATTTACCAATTATACAAAAGGGAGCAACAACTGATCAAGGAGAATGGTACTACGGATTCACTGGAACTAAACATAGCATATTTTTACATGATTCACATCCTAGTGGAACTATTTGGGCTTGGTATGGAACTGAATCTGATGGTGCCTATACAGGAGACGAAGACACTTGGAAACATTTAGCTTGCACATATGATGGAGAAAAAACCCTTCCAGGTCTGACTCTCTATGAAAATGGAGCAGTTGACGCATCAACAGATACTAGTGGTAATGTTGGTGGAACTGATTATTCTGGAATGGAAAATGGTTATGGTCAAGTAGCAATTGGTGTATTAACTGAATCGGGCGCTGCTGGTTACTCTTATTCGTATGCACAAGATGTTCTCTATGGTGAACTATTTATTTTAAACGGTGAGCTAACTGCTGACCAAATGACAACACAGCATCAATTAGAATCTACATTCAACGACCAAGCTACTATTGTTTACGGAGATCAGGAAGAATTTGATACTGATCCGTATGTACCACCAGTAGCTAGTGGAGTGCCTACTATAACAACAGAACTTGTTAATATAGTTAGAGATATTGGAGATTCAGCAACATGGACTGTTTCCGCAACAGGCGGTGGTACTTTAAGTTATTCTTGGACTTACGATGATTCCACAATTGTTGGTGCATCAAGCCCTTCGTATACACTAGATCCAGTACTAGAAACATCTGGCGGAACTTATGAAGTAACAGTAGCCAGTATCTATGGTACAGCAACATCATCTGCTACATTAAGTGTAGTAGGTTCAAGTGGTATAATTCCAACAGGAGTTCTACCAGCCGATCCAGATGATTACGTATTCATAGACAAAGACTACACAGGGTTTACTGCAATAGACGCAACTAATATCTATAACATGGATATAGGTAATCTATTCTATGGTGATGAAAAAACAGATAGATTCTTATTTGGTAATTTACAAACAGACACTACAACTTATATTTTATCTGTAAGTGGTGTAAACACAACTGTTTGGGAAAATCTAACTATGTCAACCAATAGAAGCGACTACTCAGGTACACTTAATGTATCATTAGAGTACAATGAAATTGTTCCTATCTACTTAAAATATGATGTGGAAGATAACCCTGATATAGGGCACGGTACACTGTTAATTGCAGTAGGAGAGGCTTAATGTCAAACTTAACTAACACAGCAATTGAATTTAAAAGTCAGAACTCTAGAGCCGTTTCTTTAAACGGTTCTAGTTCAGCAAATAAGTCTTGTTTTATTGATAGATCAGGAAACCTTTGGGCTGCCTTCTATGATACAAATAGGAACATTAACGTATATTATAGTACTGACAATGGATTCACATGGGGTACAGTTTCTAGTATTAATGGTTGGCCTAGAGAAGGAGAGTTTCAAGGAAACCCTCTTTACTTTATGCAATCTGAGGCTCTTGAGAGAATATATCTAGTGACTGATGGTGGTACAATATTTGAACTTGATGCTACTGCACTAGAACGCAACCAAACTCCGACTATAATGCTAGCCAGTATTGTTGAAGATTATATTGGTGCTCCTTACTACGAGTATATAACAGGACAAGACGGATATAGAGATGGACTATTCACTTTATGTGGAGATCCAGACTCAACGTTTTACATGTTTTACTCTAAATCATCAGGATATACGCTAAAATGTGCCGAATATTCAATGGTTAATGGCACAAGAGCACAATTTACTTACGTTGAATTATGGTCTAGTGATGACACCGAATCTACAATTTCTTCTACTGAACAACTAGATTGTGTAAAAAAAGATAATGCTTGTTATGTTGTATTTACAGACTTTGATGATGACTTCCGTTTTGTCAATTACAACTCACTTGCTCATACATTTGGAACCCCAGTTACTATTGTAGAAGGAACTTCACTCCCAAAAGATCCTTGTGTAGCAGTGGACGGACAAGGTAGCATATTAGCTGCTTTTGGTGATACAAACGGTGCTGGTACAGATATAAATATCAAGATGGGTATATCTTTAAATGATGGTACTTCTTGGTCTACTACAACAGTAACTAAACCATTTAATACTACAATATTTACCGATCCTGTTACAGATTCCTTAGAAGTAAGACTACAGTTGCTTGGAAATGTGGCTGGTGGATTCTTAATGAGTGCGATTTTTACTAACTCAAGCAGCAAGTCAACATTGTATGTGAAAGAAATTAGTTCAATTGGTGCAGAGAGTGACTGGAAAATTGTAAATACTAAGGACGATAACATAACTGGTGCTCAGTTCTTCAGACCAATGGAAGACCGCTTACCTTATTTTGGAACCAAAGAGAATTTAAGAATGGCATTCCAAGTAGGTGAGGGTAATGACGCAAACGGTGACGATACTGTATCCACTTCTATCTACCAAGAACCATTAACTTCTAGAGCGTATGCAACAAGTAGCGATGAGGACACATTAGCAATTGATCCATTAGAAAGTGGAATGCTAAGAGTTGATTTCAATATTGTCGGTTCTCTAGAAAGTAATATAGATTACTATAACTCAAATGTAATAGGACAATATACTCAAGCTTATATAGATGCTATGGATAAAATTGGAGCATCTGTTAAAATTAAAAGCTATGAGGCGGTTCAAACTTCAACAGATACTGGTAAAGGATCATACGAAACAGCAACTGATTATACAACTAAGGTATTGATTGATCCTCAAACGTATGACTTCCCGTCTATTGCTAAAGAAGATAGCGTGTTTACTCAATACATAGCAAGGGATATTAGAAAAGGATTCTTCAAACCTGATTTCTTTATGGGAAGAACATTTATACTAAACGATGGAGGCTTCATTAAGAGAACAGTTTGGACTGTTGGTTATCTTGGTAACACATATGAAATCTCACAGATTGTACCTAGGTTTATTAATAACGAAATATGTTTCTATGAGGCTAACTTATATGTAATTGGTCCTTCAAATGACCCATTTAGAAAAGTAACTTTACCGAGTGAAACCTAATGAACATCAA